CCTCGGGGTTGGCTTCGTTCCAAACACTACGTATGCAGCATCTAGTGCGTCGAAGACGACTTTGGCTTGCTCATATTAACTTTATGTTAAAGGAGTATAACCATGACCGTGTATACACGATCTAGAGAGCGACCCATCGTTTTTGATGTGGCTGCCGTCGATTTACCTGGCGAAGAAGTCGGAATTGGAGGTGTATTGAGGATTTATGTCTCATACACAACCGTCGACCTTGGCTCTGGTAATGGGCGAATCACCTGGACCGTTTCTCCTCAAACTCTGGAAGCACCGTTCGATCAATTGATCGGTGCGTCAGATACTTATGAGGTATATCATGCTAGCAAAATGTGGCATGCTATAACGACAGATGATTTTTCTGCGTACTTATCTGGGTTGCTATCAGCGATCAAGATAACACCAGTAGCGTCCTCATATCCCAGCGTGTTGATTACCGCTGGTATATTGGACAATCCAACGAAAGGGTTCCATAAGATCATTGCCTCTGGGGGCATCGTAAATACTGCGGTGCACAACCAGAAGCGTGAGACTAGGGCATTTTATAGTAACAATGTTGAGCCGAAAATGGTTACGGCATATGTTACCCCTTCCAATGGAAATTACACGTCCCGCCTATCAGGGGTACGTGCTATTGGTACAACCATATCGAACATTCTCCCGCCAACTGAGGCGGATTTGTATGATGTGGATGCGGCGGCATTCTCAGTAATGAGTAATATCGCCAGTGGACGTCAGAGTGCTGTGAATTCAGCGTTCGGCAAACTTAACTCGGGCTCTTACGAGTATCTTGTTGAGTTAGCGGAACTACCCGAAACATTGGGTTACTTAACGTCGTCCTTCAAGCGCATAGCTTCGATGATGAAATCTATCAAGCGGGGGAAGTTTAAAGACTTTGCCCCGCGTACTGATAGGAAGCTTCAGCGAAAAGCTAAGCGATTAGCCAAAGAGCACGGTACTACCACAGCTTTCCAACGGAAGAAGTTAATTGTTGACTTCTCCTTGGATGCCTGGATGGAACTACGCTTCGGAATTCGGCCCCTTCTTTACGGGGTAAGTTCCGCTATCGACCATTATAATGAAAAGGTCGGTAAATTGACTGATCGCATTACCGTTAATCATCGTGATCGAATCCCTTTTACTGGGGCAACGACTACGACCACTATTGATAACTCCGTTCGTATGGATGTTATTGATGAATGGCACGGTACTGAGGTTGCGTGTGCGGGCATACTTGCAAAAGTAGACGCCACAACTGCAACTCTGCGTAACTTGGGTTTTACCAATGTCGGCGGAGCACTATGGGAACTAACGTTCGCATCGTGGGCCGTAGACTATTTTGTGAGTATTGATGCTTTAATATATCATTTTACTCCCAATATAGGTATTTACCCTTTAGCCTCCTGGTCCAGTTCTAAGCGTGAGATAAATTTCACACGGACTGTACGCCGCTCGGATGCCATTGATGGTAAGCTCATAGATGTCACAACATATCGTTGTGTCCATGAGTCTTATCAACGAGATCCAGACGGAAAACCAGGGTTCATCTCTCTCGACGTCAACCTTGACGACCCGAGATTACTTGATTTGATAGGCTTATTTCGTGGCCTTTACAAATCGCTATCTGCGCGGAAGTAAAATTCCAAGCAACTGTAAGGAGTAATCAAATGATTACCAC